GATCTAATCTTTGTATTGTGTACTAATTTGCATTTATTGTTTCTAAATCTCTTTGTGCGTATATCACGTTTTTCTTGCATCTTGAACATGTTTCTATTAAATCTTCTGTACCATAATCAATCAAACCATAACAGTAATATACAGGTTTTCCGTTATCATCATGATATTCGATACTTGGCTTGCCTTTTTTCTTAACTTCACCGTTTTTAACTGCTTGACAACTCATTTCTTAACTTCCTTTCCTTCGTATTAATTTCAGTTTTTGCAGCTGCTCTTTGTATTGTGACTATTCTAATTCCTCACTCATGTTACATTCATTACATTTTCTATCACAACTATAATAACCGTATGTTACATTTGTTACAGCCCAACACCAACAATTGTATCTATTGCACCATAAAAATTTATTATTCATTAAAATCCTCCTCCACCTTCATTTCATTCCTGAAATTAATTTTTGAATTGCCTACTATTCTATGATTTTATTTTCTCTATGTTCACTCCATAATGGTATTGCAGTTTCTTCATTGTCTATTAACCATTGTCCCTCAGAAAACTTAACATAACCAGTAAAGGCAACATTGTCGTTATCCCCTATTAGTACTGACCTTTGATTAACTAAGTCACCTTCCCATATTGGATTCCCATCTATATCATTGCTATCTGTCATTTGTCCTACTGTTTCTCTGTCTACTTCTATAAATTCTGGATTATCTACGCTTATTCTTGAATTTATATGACATTTATAGCTCCCTGTTGTAATATCCATATGCAAACTTCCATAATGCCAATTTCCTAATTTATCTTTACCTCTAAACATAATATCTCTCATATAAACCCCTCCATATTTAAATTGTGTATTAATCTTCTACTCTTAAACAGAATGGCACTTCATTATCTGTAGTTTGTTTTGTATAATAAGGGTCGACATCTCCTCTTTCAATTTGATATGCATCTAAAAATTTGTTAACGACTAATACTTCACATTCTCCATCAACAATTTCTAATATATTTCTTAATTCTTTTACTTTCACACTTACTCTCCTTTCAATATGTCATAATATAATCATATTCTGACTAACCTATAAAATCTTTTATCCTTTTCCAAGCCACATCTATATACCACTGCTTGTCTAATTTCCTCGGTGTTTCCTCACCTTCAATATCACTGTTATCTATAAAACATCTCATTGGTGTACTTGCTATTTTCTCTTTAGTTCCACCTTCTGTTTTCACTTTAAATACCCCAGTGTCACTCCTGGACCTACTAGCAAATACTCTTAAAACTCTTTCATCTAATTTTTTATCACCGTGAAAACCGTATAAATATTTAGATGAAATTTTAACTACCTTCTGGAACTCTTTTAGTTGGTTACAACTTAAAATAGTTTCCTCTGGAGCAATTCCATATATAAAATATTCCATTAAGGCCTTATTTACTATAGGAAGGTCATAATCTAGTTTATTTAGTGATTTAACATAAGCACCTTTAGATTTTATTTTTCCATTTTCCATTACTATAAGATAGTTATTTACATCTTTTTGCACTACTTTTTTAATATGGTCATGGTCTAGTGTCATACATGTTCTTTTACACCATTCTTCACATATAAATTTATAAGTTTCTATATCTTTCTCGCTCTCCAACTTCCACATAACACCGTCTGTATTGGATTGAATTAATTTAACTCCTGGTAATTTTTCCGTTACTTTTTCTATAAGGTCCAGCAACATTAACTGTCCGTTTATACAAACATTATTAGCTTGTAATGGGTCAAATAGATTATTATATTTATCTTTGGAAGCTCCATAGGTGCTATTTAAAACTATTTTATATGGCTGCTGTTCTTTCTTTTTACCTTCTTTTTTAAGCTGCATACGATAATCATAAATTTCTTTATACTTACTCTTATCTCTTACATTTCTACTTAAAAAATCATACTGTATCATAAGACTTGGATAAAAACTTCCTACGTCACTATTAATAAAAATTCCTTCATCTTGATATTTATCTCTAGCACCATGTAAACCACCCCAACCAAACACATGAGGTACTCTAGCAACTTCTATTTCTAAAGATTTTTTATAATCTCTATTAATCGGATTCTTATACCAACTCAAAATCTCTTTATATTTATTAATCTTTATAGTTGGTACTATAGTTATTTCAAATTCATCTTCACGTTCTGTTTTATCTGCTCCAAGTATTATTGAACTTAGTTGAGCCTTAGTTTTACTTATATATTTTAGAGGTAACTTAAAGTTTTTAATTAACCCCATATGTGCTTCAAATTCTTCAATCCTATTTATAAATACTTCCATTGTTTGCTCAACATCATGGTTACAGTAAAAAATTACTTCTTGGAGTTCTTCCCCTGTAAGTTTTCTATCCATATCAAAAGATACTGTAGTTTCTCTTATGTCATTGCCCATAAACCCTTCTAATTGTTTAAGTCCATGAAAACTAGTCATAACGTCATAGTTATATAGTTGAATCTTAAATAATGTACTGCTAAATTTCCAAGCTGGCTTATGATCTACTATTATGTGGTCGTTTAACTCTTTAGGATTAAATCCAGCAATTATTGCTTTTAGGATCCATTGGTCATATGACCTAGAGTTGTAGCCACACCAAATATTATCTTTATTGACTTCATAGAAGTTTCTTAATTCTTCTCCGTTATTCACTATAGTATGAGTTTTCTTAGTATCAGTATCTTTTATAACTACCAGCCAATCATGCTTAAATACTTCAAAGTCATAAAAAAGCATTAGTTATCACCTCTAAATAAATTCACTACATTTTCAGCATATTTAAATTGTTGCTTTATATAAGGAGCATCTTCTTTACCACCACTTGCTAACCAGTCTGCTATTCTTTTATCTATATCTAACAACGCTGATATAGGAATATATTTCGAATACTTTACTATATCTTCAACTGAATTAATCTTAATCATTTTATAACCTCACTTTATTAAGAAAGGGAGCTTGTACACTCCCCATCCCTTTTAAACTTCAAATATATCTTTTATTTCATACTCACTAAACTTATTATTTTTCTTATTAGCTGTATAGCTAAGTTGATATTCCAATTTACCGTCTATAGCTTCGGCTATATCCATAAGTAAGTTATTGTATTGTGAAAAACATTCAAATTCTACATCTACACCACTGTCCAAGGATCTTAACATTTCCTTTGACTTATGAAGTCCAAAACCACTTGATAATACTTGGTTATAGAATATTAAACTACCTTTATATTCTCCTGTTAAAATCTTAAACCAAATACTTAACATTGGATCTCCTTTTTTAGATTCTCTTAGCTCTAACTTATTTACTTCAACTTCATACTCACCATGTGGGACTTCTTTAAAGTCACCACCTCCGTTTTCAGCTGCCTCTTTAGCATCTGCTTTTAAACCCTCTACATCTATATTCTTATCAAATTTATCCCATATGTTAGCCATTTATATTTCCTCCTTTAATAAACTTGTAAATTCATCTATTTTACTTTCTAATTGGTTTAGTTTATTTATAATAACCTTTAGGTCATCATTATCTAAAAGAACCTTTTTTCTAAGGAATTTTAAAGCAAAATTAAGTGTTGTACAATATGCTTCATCCTCCCAGTATTCTTTACCTATGTTTTCTTCTTTTGTAAATCTTCCAGCTTGAACAACTTTCCTCTTTTGGACTACAAATTGCCTACTATCAGTTTTTATCCTATAATTTTCAAACTCCAATATCATTACTCTTCATCAGCCTTTCTTCTACGTCTTCTCTTAGGCTTTTCTTCCTTAGTTTCTTCTACTGGTTTATCATCTTTAACTTCCTCTGTAGATTCTTCTTTAGGCTCGTTTACTTCTTCTAAAGTAGTTTCTTCCTCTTTCTTATCCTCTACTGGAGTTTCTTCTTTTTTAGATCTTCTTCTAGTTGGCTTTTCTTCTTCCTTATTCACTGGAGTTTCTTTTTTACCAGCATTAGCTTCATCATATACTTTCATTAGCTCGTCCCAACTTAATGAAATACTTGTCTTAGTAATTCCTTTTAATCTACCACCACCAAAAATAACTTCATCTGATTTAAAGTTTAAAGTTCTTTCATCACCATCTACAACTACCCTAGCAACTATATCAACCATACCAGCAACTTTATTAGCTATTGCTTCTTGAATGTTAGGTGCTACTCTAGTTATATTTTGACCGTTCTTTTTAGTAATATCTTTAGATACATCTTCATGAGATAATACAACTATGTTTTCATAATCAAGATTGAATAATCTTCTTATAGTTGATAAATATTCAGTTTTAATAATGTCCCAACCTTTACCGAAACCACTATCTGATTCATGTTGTATTCCTAATTCATCATATTTATATACTCTACACATTTCTCTAGTATCTTCTAATAAATCAACTATTATAGTTTTAAAATCATTTTGTTTTTTCTCCAATTCTTCTATGGCTTCTTTGAAAACTTCCCATGCAAACTTTCTCTTTGTCATTCTTCCTTCAACTGTAACTTCATCCTTAATTGGTACATACGGCATTGTTACAAACTCAATATTTCCATCTGTATTTAAATTTAATGGGTTTGGAGCATTATCTAACATTGTGGTTTTTCCACTAAATGCTGGACCATAAATCCATATCTTTCTTTTTTTAGCTTTCTTAATATCTCTTCTTTCATTTTTAGGTAATATCATATAATCTACTCCTTCAAAACAATATTTTTGGTATTCACACCAATCACATAAGCGTGTTGGATTTTTCTTATACTCTTTTACTTCAGTAGTATCTATAATGCTATCCATAAACTCTATAACCTTGTTAGGATTGTAAGGTACTTCTACTATTTGTATTTCTGAAGCTTTAAGTTCCTGAAGTAGCCTTTTTCTAAACTTATATAAATCTTCTTCTTTCTTTTGTCTTATAGAAATCTTAGGAATAAATATAAAACCTAACTTTCTAACTTTAAAACCTTGCTGCTCTAAAAAATATTTATAAATGTGTAATTGTGGGCTTTCCATATAATGCTCTATAGCATTGCTATATTTGAAATCAAATACATCTACTGTACCATCATCATTTTTAGTTATTAAATCCACGATACCTTTGAACCTTTTAGTGTTAATTAAATACTCTTGAGCATATATATTGATATCTAGTAAAAGCTCTTTAAGTCTTGGTATTAAATACTCGAATTTTATAATTTCATTTATGTGTAAATCAGTTAGCACATAATAATTTGATTTATAAAATTCTAATGCTGCTTTTAAATTTTTCTCTGCTCCAGTATGAATTGTATTTCCACATATAAGAGCATTGTTAGCATCTTGAGTTGGTATGGTCTTAAGCTTGTCTATATACCGTAATTTATATTTATAAGGGCAACCTTTGAAACTTTCCACCCTTGAATGTGAGTATTGCAAATGTTAACCTCCTTTCAATATTCGTTATTGCCATTTTTCATAATTTTTAACCATTTAATAATTCCCACATATCCTTTTTAAACGCTTCAAAATCTTTAGGATATAGTATATACCCAAGTCCTCTGCACTCTTGTATAAGCCTTATATTACGTTTCTGTAATTCACTAGGCTTACCATTAGGTGCTTTGACTTCTATTCCTATAAAGTGACCATCAACACAAGCTATAATATCTGGAATACCACTCTTTGAATATGGTCCACTCCAATTTTTATAAAACCATGTCTTTGGTAATTCACTTAAAAACTTCTTTATTTCATTTTCAAAATTCTTTTCTGCCGCTATTCTAATTCACCAACTTTCTTAAATTCATCTATGCAATTATCACATATATTTAAATTTTCAATGTTATAGTATTCATCACACTCATATATGTCATTTCCACAGATATTGCAGATATCAACTACATGTGCTTTAGGTGCTTCATAACGATAGTCATAACAACAATCTGGTAAACTAACCATTTATATTTCCTCCAACTCTTCAAACAATTTATTTGTGTAATCTCTACGTTCTTTTAAAGTTTCAAATATCTGTTCTTCTATAGATCCTTTAGTTATCAAGTACCAATACATACAAGTTCTTGTTTGACCTATTCTATGTGTTCTTTTCTTACTCTGTTCAAACAACTCTGAAGCTAGTGGTAAGCTGTAGTAAATAATTTTATTACTTAACTGTAAGTTAAGACCCATTGCTCCAGCTTGGTACTGAACTAGCGTTATGCTATTATCTTTTGTTTTATAGTTTTCCAAGTCCTTAGTTTGTCCATTTACTATAGATACTGGTTTTTCTAATCTTCCACATACCTCTTTAATTTGTTCCATTTCTTCTGTAAAGTTATAGAATATGATTACTCTATCTTCTGTACTCTCTAATAAATCTTTTAAGGAACTTAATTTATTAGGATTATATTGTGAAGCTAACTGTCTTAAATAAAGCATCTTAGTTAAACTTGTATCTCCAACCAACTCAGTATCATTTATAGTAATCAATCTATCTTTCTTAAACTTCTTATACTCTTTAGTGTTTTCAACCAAAACTGATATTTCCACTTGCTCTGGAAGGTCAAATACTTCTTCTGTTTTCATAAATATAGATCCATGTTCATGTAGCTTTTGCTTAAGTCTTTCAACATTTTTATATCCAGTAACTTTAGGAATTTTAAACCCTCCAACATCCATATTTATAAACTTTATATACTGTTGCCAGTATAATTTTTTACTAATATTCCAACCTAATAACTTACATTGTGTTAAAAGTTCTTCAAATTTTCCGCCACAGGGCGTGCCTGATAAAAGTATTACATTCTCTGCTTTAAGTTTTAATATAAATTTAGTTCTCTTAGATGTTGGATTCTTAATCATAGAACTTTCATCTAACATAAGAGTAAAATTTTCTAGCTGTGACAATTTCGGTCTACGCCATACCAAATCGTAGTTTATTATTACAACACTATTGGATGGTATGTCTCTTGTCTTACTGTAAATAAATGTGTTATACTCTGGGTAATATGTTTTGAAGTGCTCATACCAATCATCTAACTTTGATTTTTGACAGATGACTAAGTTAATGTTGGAATTGAGCTCTTTTAATTTCTCTGAACCTACAAAAGTCTTCCCAAGTCCCATATCTAAAAAATAACCAACTCTGTTAAATTTTTTAGTTTCTTTTAATGCTCTCTCTTGATGTGGATATAATTTAATTTTTATCACCTACCTTAAGCACATTTGATAAGTGCTTTATTACATCTTTCTGTTATAATTAATAATTCTTCTATGCTTGTACATTTGTTAAATCTAATTTTATTGAATTTAATATCTGCTATCACCATATCTGATAATTCTTTTGTTAAAATAACACCTCTTTCTGCAAGTAATCTTTTAAGCATTTATACAACCTCTTTCCCTTTAAATCTTTCTATAAAATTTTGTAATTCATCTATAGATACTTTTTGACTTCCTAATTTTAGAGATTTTAAATAACCTTTAGAAATTAAATCATATACTGTATTCTTATTAGTTTTTAATTTTTCAGCAATCTCCGAAACAGTTAAAAGCTCAGGGGCCTGTTGCTTTTTTAAAGTTATTGAAATCATATCTTCTAAAAAAGCAACTCTATTTTTAAGATCTTCATTTTGTTGTTTTATAAGACCTATTGTTTTTTCATATTCCAATAAATTTTCAGCTAGTGACATTTTTAATCACCTCTATTTAATAACTTTAAATTTATAGTTCTAGATACTACGTAATCATCATAAGTACTGTCTTTTCTTTTGTTTTTAGGTAATTCAAATATAAAATCAATCATGTCATAAACATCATTCAAGGTAGTTTCTTCTGGCTTAACAAAACAATCTGGTAATTTAATATTAAATTGTTCACAAATATCTTTTACGACTATGGCAATTTCGCTTGGTGAAGAACCTTGTTCTTTCATAATAGATCTTGTTTCTTTAATCATTTGAACTACTTCTTTTATAGTTAAAGAAGGATTTCCTCGTCTTAAAGCATCTTCCATCTTGTTAAATGCTTCAATGTATTTAAGTTTCCACTGTAAAGCTTTTGCTCCAGTAAACCCCATTACTAATAAACTAAATCCATTTCGTGTTAAAAGATATTCTTTATTGGATTTGCCACTGTTATCCTTATATTCACTAGGTATAAAATACTGAAGCCAATTTTGGCTTGAGTTACTTTCTATGATTGTTTCAATGCTTCTAATAACTTTTGAATGTTCTTTCCCAAAGTCATCTGTTATCTGTCTACTAGTTACAACTGGTTGTCCATTCTGTATACTTAAACTTACTTTTTCCATATTATTACCTCCCATTAAGCTCCTATAAATGTGATTTCTAATTTCTTAGCTATACTTTTAAGTAATTCATTATATTGAGTAAAACTCTCAAACTTAATATCAATACCAGTGTTTAATGAACGTAAAAGTTTATTAGCATTGTAAAGATTAAATCCATTTGTTAACGTTGCTTTATAAAAAATGTAAAAATCTTTATTTATATACTCAATTAAAAGCATTGGCTTTCCGTTTTTATTTTCAACTAATACAATTCTATTATCATTTGTTGGCATTAAAAATATGAACTCTTTCATATTGGCCTCCTATTCTTTTAGCTCAGGAAATAACTCTTTTATATCTACATTTAAAGCGGTTGCTATTTTATTAGCAGTATCTAATTTTGGAACTTGTTTACCATTCATAATGTCATAAAAACTTGTTCTTCCTATATTAGATTTTTTAATTATTTCAGTTATGGTAGTGCCTTCTTTTACTAACTTGTCAACATATAATGAGATTTTATTTTTCATCTACGCCCCTCCTTCCGGGTAACCGTTGATTAAATTATATATCCGGTTAACCATTTAATCAAACGCGCTCTATCCGGTCAAACGGTTATTAAATAAGAATAACTCTTATTTAATCTAAAATGCTCAGAATTTCTTTATTTTTCTATTTGCTTAACCGGATTAAAGATGTTATAATTATCTTGTAAACCGGATATAATATAAATTAAAGGAGTGATTTAAATGTCTATATTAGGAGATAGTATAAAAGAATTAAGAGAAAAAAATAAACTAACTTTAAAAGAATTAGCGGATAAATCTGGAGTTGGTCAAAGTACAATCAATGATATTGAAAAAGGTAAGGCTCAAAATCCTAAAGCTGAAACATTATCTAAATTAGCTAATGTGTTTAATATTAGTGTAGATGAATTACTTTTCAAAAAATGGGATGAAAAATCAAGCCAACTTAAAGAAGAAACTGAACTATTTGAAACAGGAGAATTCACCAGTCCACAAGCAGCTATGCAATTTATCTTAAAGCAACCTGCTATTATGGGTTTTGGTGGGTTTGATACTAATAAAATGACAGATGAAGAAATAATAGAATTTGCCAATGAACTTTTAAACTTATTAAAAATGCTAGGTCCTAAATATAATAAATAACTTTATTTGAGATTGTGGGGTTAAAATATGTATTTAAATTGGATAGATAACATTTTAGATGGGCTTAAAGATACATATGATACAAATATTTATGAACTATATGATTATTTAGAAATAAAAATGATTAAATTAGAACCTAGCAATATTTTATTAAGGGGAAATGAATCTTTATATAATAGAAATTATTTTGGCAATGAAATAGTTCTTATTAGAAATGATTTAAATTTAGAATATGAAAAATTTATATTAGCCCATGAATTAGGCCACGCTTTATTACATACAGAAATATATAAAGCGGCATTTAATAAAGATTTAATTAATTGTGGCAAATTAGAAAAGCAAGCTAATTACTTTGCATTTGGATTATTGGATTTAGATATGGATCCAATACAGTTTGAAGGTTTTACTATAGAACAAATTGCCAGTAGTTTATATTTACCAACAAAATGTTTTAATGTTACAAATGAAAACATAGCTATATGAACACTTTGAATATATTTTGTTACAGAGTGTGACAAATGAAATAAAATATCTGTAACATATTTAAAGCATTGACATAACTATTTTAAAGCCTTATCTGTTACAGAGTTACACATTTTTTTACTTTCTTTATATATAAAATAAAATAGAAATAACTTTATTATATTATATAAAGAAATTTAATATATATTGTAACACTTTTATTTGTCACAAAACATTCTTAAGTGTTGGTATTGCTAGATTTTATTAATTAGAAAGTGTTACAAAAGGTGTGACAGATGTAGTATAAATTTATTATTTTTCAAGAAAGGTGATGATGAAATGCCAAAAGTAACAATTGTAGAACCAGATATATCAAAAGATGAAAACGAAAAAAATTTAAAACAAGTTATTGCTGTATTACAAAAAATTGCAAATAAATTAGCAGAATAATCTATATTAAATAAAGATGTATCTGAAATTATTAATTTAGTTTAAAAAGGAGTGATTTTTAATGAAGGGTGGAGTAAGAAAAAGAGGAGCTACTTGGAGTTATTATTTCTATATTGGAGAAATTGATGGCAAGAAAAAAATGAAAGAAAAAGGTGGTTTTAAATCAAAACCAGAGTGCGAAAAAGCTTTAATAAAAGCTTTATATGAATTTGAAAATGGTGGTTATTTAACTCCTAAAAAAATAACATTAATACAATTTTCTTTAGAATGGTTGGAAGAATACGTAAAGCCTTTAAGAAAAATAACAACATATAACAGATATAAAGAATTAATTCAAAAATATATATCTAAAACAATAGGTACTATAAATATAATTGATATACAAAGTTTCCACATAGAACAGTTACTATTAAATATAAAAAAAGAAAATAAAATATCTGGAGCAACATTACAATCTATTTATACTATTTTAAATACTATTATGAACAGAGCATTAAAACTCAAAATAATCAAAGATAACCCTTGTAAATATGTTGAAAGACCTAAACGTGATAAATTTATACCTGATGTATTAGAAATTGAAGAAATAGAAAAACTATTAAATGCTTTAGATTTAGAAGATCGATATGATTATATGTTCAATATAGCACTTAAAATCACATTAGAGCTTGGATTAAGACGTGGTGAATTAGGTGGATTAGAATGGAAAGACATTAATTTTAAAGAAAACATATTAAGTGTAAAAAATAATTTAATTTATACTAATGGTCATGTAGAAATGACTACTCCAAAAACTTTAGAAAGTTGTAGAAATATTTATATATCAGAAAAATTAGTTAAATTATTTAAAAATCTAAAAACAAAACAAGATTTAGATAGAGAAAAGTACAGAGACTTTTATGAAAAGAATTTTTTTAATAATATTGAATATGATTTTGTTATGAGATGGGATAATGGTAAATATATTCATCCAATGTATTATACTAATAAATTAACCAAGGTTATGAAAAAAACTAAAATAGATAAAAAAGTTCGATTTCATGATTTAAGACATACCAATGCGACTCTTTTATTATCACAAGGTGTAGATTTTAAAGTTATACAAGAACGTTTGGGACATGAAGATATAAACACTACTTTAAATACTTATTCACATGTTAACAAATCAATGCAAAAAAATGCAACTGATAAGTTAAATAGTATATTAGATTTTTAGTGGTATGGCAAAAGTATGGCAAAACAGAAAAACACCAGGCGTTAACCTAGTGTTTTACATACACGACCAAACCTATAAGCCGAGTTCTGTGTTAGA